CTTCATAAACATATGATTTTGTGTATCCGCGCGCGTGCTTTCGGGTTCATATGACACCGCACGAAGTGGAAGCTTACACTTCATATCTTGAAGAGGGAACAGGTTCTGTTCGTATGTTTTAGCTAGGATTTTGTTAAACTGACTGGTGGATTGGGGTCGCAGTTGATCGCTCGTCTCGATATACTGAGCTGGCGAACCCTTGCCAGCCATGTAAGGAGATGTCCCGTACAACATCGTATTAGGGCGACCCGAACTGTAATTAAGAGTGCTGGGCTGGGGATAAACGAATACCTCCTCAGTCGCGCATACAGGGGGTCGAGTGGGAGTTTCAACCAAATTCATACCGGGTTGGAGTTGGTACGCCATTTACTATTACATGAGAATATTTATCTATCTAAGCTGGACCATTTCCACCGCCAAACATACCACTCCTCATATCTCCACTCGAATCTAACCCCCCGAACGCCTCTAATTGTACACCCCGTGCGTCGGGATCGCACAAACGACCATCAGTTCTACAAATTGGACCATTCTTTTCGCCATATAACCATTCCGCGAAAGCGGTCTGGTCACCGGGAATAGATGACACAGGGCCTGTAACAAACTGGCGGGCGTATGCGTTTCGCTGGAATTCAGGCATTGGAGAACGAGATTTCTGAGGACCGTATGGTATGGTACCGGATAACATCTGATTGACATCCTTTCGCACCGTGTTATAATCACATGCCGATGGACGATCCGGGCGACCGTCATAATCCGACATCAACACGTTCGCCATTGGATTATCGTATGTAGGTAATTGGCATGCAGCCTCATATCCTTCCTTCACGGCTAACGGCCGCGCCTTGCCTTCCTTTATCATATTGTTCATCTCCATAACGTACAACACACCTAGACATGTAGAACCCAAAATGAAAACACGTACGTCACGCCTGATAAGGTATAAAATACACGTCGCGTAAATAATGAAACGAGCTGTAGCATTCACTCGTTCCGCTGATGTATGAACTCTGGTTGGCCAAAATTCAATTACCTTATCAGCTCTGACAATTTGTTTTGGATCATCGAATAGCGATACCATTTATATTATACAGGTTTATTTTTTCATCATGCCACCGAGAAGTCCTTGCATAGACTTCATGAGCTGGGCCTCATCGATGTTCATTTCACCGTCTTCACCCTGCATCTTATCAGCGCACTGCTTGGCTACCGTCTCAATCATACTGAGCGTCTCTGGTGGAATGGCGGTGATAGTCGTTCCGAGCATGTAAAGCGTCTGGATATATTGCCAGATCGCACCGCGTGTACCTTCCGATGCATTTGGCCAGCACTGCGCCAGGTTGATATCCTTCAAGAAATCAATCGTACCAGCCTGCTCGAGAAAGAACGTTTCATCCCTGGCGTTAATCTTCTCTACGTGAGGTGAGATGTTCGCCATAAATCCCTCTACGATCATCCTTCCGTTCGCACCACGCATGAGTTCGAATGCAGCCATGTATTTTTTTAATCCCTTTTCTTCTGGAAAGGCCGAATGCAATTCCGTAAGAAATTGTCCCATCATGTCGTTGAAGGCAGTAACGGAAGTCATTATATACAATACATGAGATAAATCTTTAAGTTAGTCAGAATGGTTCGGTTGAGATAGTTTCACGTTTACCGAGACCATTTGATATGATAAAATATACTAATATACCCACCAATGCAGCGGGTTTTGCGTAAGCGCTCGTCGAAAGCGTCCCCTCATCATTGAGACGAGCTTTGCCGTGTATGTATAATGCGGTTATTCCAGCGGCTATTAATGCGGCCGAAGCAGGATCTCTAAGGTACTCGTCCATATTTAATAGCCAAGTTTTTTAGTTCGCGTTTCAGCGGCATCTGAAAATAAGTCCTCACCTTCATCCATATCCTGAGGAGGGTTCGCTGGTTTCGAAGTAATAGTCCTGAACTCGTTTTGAAAGGGTGTAGATGGTTCTTCACCCTCCATGAGTTCACCCTGGGGTTCGACTGTCTCATCCATGGGAGGGGGCATTTCCCCGTTATCAATTTGAGAAGGTATATCCCCTTCTTCCATCGGCATCTGTGGTTGAGTTTCGGGGTCGGGTTGGTCGTATTCATCGAGTTCGTCTATTTCATCCTGCTGCATATCAGCGTCTTCACCGTTGATATATTCTTCACCACCCGCAGACATGTACGTCTGTAAAATCTGTTGAACAGGGATCAACTCTTTTACCGTGTTTTCAACGCATAGGGCGAACCTATCATACAATGCATCATTCCGATTATGTTCGGACTGATTTTCAGTAAAAACGTAAGGATCCTTGTAAAGATCTTTCGCGGCATTTTTGTAGCATGTGTGAATAAATACCTCATTTGTTGGAAGTTTAACCGCCATTTTCTTGCTATCCTGACTCAAACGAACAGCTGATAATATTTTTACGGAACTCACAAACACAGCCGCAACCAAATCCTTGAACCATGCACATCGATCTGCGATGTTATCTGTGTGCTGCTTCGCCATCGTCTCACTCCATTCAGGTACATCTTTTAGCAGTTTCTGGAACATAATGAGAACCTTGCGATTTTTTGATAACGTATGAGCCTCTTGATACATTGCATCAAACACATCAATCATAACTGGACATATGAGAATAGACAATTGCTCCATGTACTCACGTTTGGCTTCAACAAGGATGTTTAGGTTATCCATTATGAGTATACGAACTTTTATTATCTGCCGTTTTCCGCATTTCTCCTGTAGCGATTAGCAGCTTTTTTCAAGTTCATCAGTGTTGGGAATTCGTCTATTTCGGTGTCATTTGTTCTGTGTGTTTTTGTAACTTTCCACGTTATCCGCAACTCAAAATTTCTTAATACATCCACGGTAAAACCAGCGTTTTCTAATTGCCGTTTAATGTAATTAGTCGCCTGTAACCTGTCATATGCTATGTATCCCACTAGAAATGAAGGAATTTCAGTGTCAATGTATTTACGACCAGTTTCTACCGCGCGGCGCACTTTACGCGTGATCTGTTTATAGATTTCAACGTATGTTTCCTTTTTCATACGATTCCTCTTGTTGACAATTTGTGAAATCTCTTCAACGTTTATCATTAATAGTACTTGGACTAAATTTTAATTAAATCTAACTCACCCTGTTGGATAGTCTCATACTCTATATACTCGGACCCTTCGATGACACTCCCAAAAGGTGTCTTGTTACTCGGTGGTTTTATATCCATTGGTTGCGATTGAACACCTATCACACGTAACTTCCCTGATACGAGTATGATATTAGATGTAACAGAAAATCCGAATGGAAACCCTCCCATTTTCATGCACATGAACATGCATCGATACAGAATATGGTTCTTATTTTTGTGCTTGTATTGACGAATGCCCGTTGTTTCTATTATGTAATTGGGTAGTCCGGTCTTTTCGCGTATGTATTTATTGGTTGCGAGAACCATTTTTGAAATATTATCACTGTTGACGTCGAGTGTTTTGACTTCTACATACTCGGACATGTTGGGTGTAGGGTCGTTTATGAGAACTTGATGAATTGGTATAGATGCACTTTTATTCTTGAAACCCTCTTTCCTGGTATCGAGTATTAACACCACCAATACAAGTAATAGTATTAGGTTGTACATTAATATATGTCACAAAAAAAGTGCGTTATCATTCATATTTTTTTTGATAAATTACATTAGATGTCTCTTCTGGTCTTCAGTCCGAAGTGTAAACACAGTGTTGAAGTCATAGAATATATCAAGAAGCACAAAGAGTTACAACAAATTGTTCAGTATCATAATGTCACTGTTTCGGGAATACCTCCCGAGTTCAGGACAAAAATTACACGCGTACCTACCATGTTGACGAAGAATGGTAAGATTTTAGTAGGACGTGAAATACATAACTGGCTTGAATCACTTCTCCCGGTTCAGGAATTAGATGCATGTGATTTTGGTTCAATATTTTCTTCAACCCTTGACGGTAAACCCAACACCGATATGTTCGGTCTCGATGATTACGGAAAATCACTCCAACCCGCTATGACACGTGAACTAGAAGAAAAAATAAGTCGCAAGGTTGAAGATGTAGCTTATAGTGATATAAAGAATTAATACGCGAATAATCGAGTATGAAACTGGTGACTGTGCAAGCCGCTGCCATCAAATCTACATTTGAAGTATTGAAGGATATATTAAACGATGTCAATTTGTATTTCAAGCCAGATGGCGTTTACATCGTAACACTGGATACTGCGCGGGCATCTCTGATTGATATGTACCTTCCAGCTGAAAATTTCGAGGAATACGTCTGCTCGGAGGAGGTTGATTGTGGTGTCAATATGACTAACATGTACAAACTCCTAAAAACAATCACAGTCAACGACGTTCTCGTGATATCCGTCGATTCTAAGGAATTCATGAATATCGAAATCCATAGCGAACAAAAGAAAACCTCTACCAAGTTTGCATTGAAATTACTAGATATCAACGAAAATCAGATAGAGGTTCCTGATATGCACATGACTATAAATACACCCATCCCGTCCGTGGATTTCCAAAGAATTTGCAGGGACATGTCGAATATCGGCGACGAGATTGAAATATCTAGAAGTGGGAAGGTGTTACGTTTACTGTGCAGGGGTGACTTCGCTGATCAGGAAACGGAAATTCAATGTGTAGACGAGTGTCCGACTATGTCGGGTGCATATTCACTCCGATATATGAACATCTTCACGAAAGCGACGAGTATGTGTTCCACTGTACAAATTATGCAAGAGGACCAGAACCGTTTTCTGATTTTAAAATACAATGTCGCAAACTTGGGAGATTTGAAATTTTATCTGTCGACTAAGGTAATTGAAGATCAGTGAGATATCCCGTCGCTGTATCGACAGTTTTTAGCATACCAAAACAATTTTTAATTTTAATTTTAGGGTACATCGTTGCCATAAAACTCTCTTCATAATAAAACATATCACTTATTTTCATTTTCTCACCGTAAAAATCTGAATACGGACCGGAATACCGTCTGATTTTTTCGAGA